GGAAGAATGGAATGGCAAACGGTTGCATGTGAATTATTAGAAAAGCAAATGTTGCATATGGTTGATTTAGCGCTCTTGTCAGCTTATTGTAATGAAATGGGGATTTATTTAGAATGCTATAATAAAATCAATAAAGAAGGTGCAATAGAACGCACTTATGACAAAGATGGGAGACTTAGAGCAAGCAAAGCAAAACCTGAAATAGCTATGGCTAGAAATGCTTTAGATAGAGCTTTAAAAATTGCCGTTCAATTTGGTTTCACTCCAAGTTCTAGGGCTTCAATACCTCAACCAGAAATAAACGAAAATAAAGCAGAAGACTATGACTTCTTTGGATAAATTTTATTTTGATGAAGACGCAGCAAATAGAGTTGTGACATTTATTGAAAGACATATTAGTCATGTAAAAGGCGAGAAGGCGGGCAAAAAATTTGAATTAGAAGATTGGCAAAAAGAAGATATTATAAGACCATTATTTGGTTGGAAAAATAAAAAAACCGGGTTAAGAAAATATCAAACTTGTTATATTGAATTGCCTAGAAAAAATGGAAAGTCAAGTTTGTCGGCTGGAATCGCCCTTTATTTATTATTTGCTGACGGCGAAAAAGGGGCAGAAGTTTATTCGGCTGCAGGTGATAGACAGCAAGCTGGAATAGTATTTGAAATTGCAAAAAGCATGGCTTTAAACGACCCTCAAATTAGGGCTAATTGCAAGCTATTCAAAAATTCAATTGTGCATGAAAAATCAAATTCATTTTATAAAGCAATAAGCGCCGAAGCTTCTACGGCTCATGGATTTAACGCCTCCGGAATTATATTTGATGAATTACACGTTCAACCAAATAGAGAATTATGGGACACGTTAACGACTTCAACAGGTGCAAGAAAATCGCCTTTAACAATTGCAATAACAACAGCAGGCTACGATAAAAATTCAATATGCTGGGAAGTTCATGAATATGCAATGAAAGTTAAAAATGGGACAATCAAAGATGATTCATTTTTAAGTTGTATTTATGCTGCTGAACCTGACGATGATTTTATGAGTGAAGAAACCTGGAAAAAAGCAAACCCAGGATTTGGAACAATAGTTAAAAAAGAATATTTAGAAAAAGAAGCTAAGAAAGCTCAAAAGGTTGTTTCTTACGAGAATACTTTTCGCAGATTACATTTAAATCAATGGACCACTAATGAAACCAAATGGCTTAGCGATTCTCAATGGATGGAATGCAATATTGCGCCAATAAATTTAGAAACATATAGAGGAAAAAAATGTTGGGCTGGACTGGATTTAGCAAGCGTTAAAGATATTAGCGCATTTGTTTTAGCTTTTCCTGAAGATGATAAAATTGACGTACTACCATTTTTCTTTTCGCCAAAAGATAATGCATTTATTAGAAGTCGACGGGATGGGGTTGATTATATTGGTTGGGAAAAGCAAGGCTTAATGACTTTAACAGAAGGCAGCGTAACAGATTATAATTTTATAAAAGAAAAAATTAAAGAAATCGCTGAGCAAGTTAATATTGTTTCAATCGCATTTGACCGATGGAATGCTTCCCAATTAGTTATTGACCTGGTGAATGATGGATTGCCAATGGAATCATTTGGGCAAGGCTTTGCGTCAATGAGCGCGCCAACAAAAGAATTAGAACGAATGGTTTTAGATAAAAAAATAAACCACGCTGGAAATCCAATATTAAGGTGGATGTGTGGCAATCTGCAAATGAAATTAGACCCGTCCGGGAATATTAAAATGGACAAAGCTAAGTCAAAAGAAAAAATTGATGGAATGGTAGCTTTAGCAATGGCCATTGGAAGTTATATGTCAAGAGAAGAAGACGGCGAAAGCAATTATGAAGATAGAGGCATGTTGTGGATTTAACTATATTTGCCGAATAATATTGTTTTTGGATTAAAAAGAAGGCGTTATGAAGCTAAAATTCAAGCGCTTTTTTTTATGTTTTGCGCCAGGCGTAGTCAAAAAATGACGTTTTCAGGCTAAAAATACCCTTAAAAAAAGTTTAAAAAAAGCCTAAAAAGCAAGAAAAATTAATTTTTTTTAAGCTAATCCTTATCTAGTAAATAAAAAAAAATGCACTTTTTTTGTTAAAAAGTTTCAACGGTATTCAAAAAGCTGTATATTTACACCATAATAATTAACAAACAAAAAACAATGACAACAATAGAAACAACAACAATCAACAACGAAACTTACACAATTCAATTTAATGGCTCAGCAACATATTTTGTAATAGATTCAACTGATACTGCAATATTTCGTTGCTCAACATTAAGAAAAGCAAAAAACTTTTTAAATAAAGTTCAAGGATAATTAATTAACAAACAAAAAACAAACACGATGAAAACTTTAAATAACACAAACAATTTAAGCGAAGAAGTAATTAGAATTAAATTACAATTATTAAAATTTGAATTCAATGCTGAATTTGAAGAATTCCCAGGGAGGTCTGATAGTGAAAATAAAGTATATATAGCAAAGCAAACTTTTAAAATTGACCCAAAGTCTTTAGGGCAATTCGCTCCAGCTATAAAAGAAATGTCAGCAGCTGTTACAGCAATGTATGACAGCACGGGCAAAAAGATTGTAATTGAATATTCTTATAAGCACCCAAGCGGTTCTAATGGCTACCAAGTTGTATTAACTAATAATACAGATTCTATGCGGTGGTGGGTAGACAGAAGTTTTTAAAACTTAAAGCCAATTTGTTTGTTAATTAGTACGAGGGGAGCAATAGCTCCTCTTTTACTTTTAAGGCCATTTAAAAGACTTTTAAGCATTAAAGCATATAAACGCCTTAGAAAATGATAAAAGTTCCTTAAAATCAGTTTAAACAGCCTTAAACAAAGCAATTAAATATATTTTAAAATGCGTGATACTTATTGTAGGTTGGACTATCTTTGTATTTTAAAAGCATATATTAATGGGATTATTAGACTTTTTGCGGTCAGAAAAAAGAGCAGATAATGGAAAAACATATCTTCTTAGCCAATTAGGATTGACGGGAGGAGCAAGAACGGGGGTTCGAGTTGATGAAAATTCAGCTTTAACATTTGGGGCCGTTTATGCTTGTGTAAGAGTTTTATCAGAGTCTATCGCTTCTCTTCCTGTTCATGTTATGAAAAGAGAAAAAGACGGAAATGTTATTACTGACCGTGTCCACCCAATTTACAAGTTAATTTCTAAAACACCAAATAAAATTATGACCAGTTATACCTGGCGCCAAAGTTTAATGGCGAATTTGGTATTGCAAGGAAATTCTTATTATATAATCAAAAGAGATAATTCTGCTAGGCCAATTGAATTGGTTTATGCAAATCCTGAAGACGTTCAAATTAAGTATTTAGATGGCGAAGTTTTTTATGACATTAAGGGTTATGATAAGCCATTTACTGCTGAAAATATTCTTCATTTTTTAGGGCTTGGATACGATGGGTTAAAGGGGAAATCTGTTGTAGAATTGCACCGAGATACTATAGGGCTTAGTATCGCCGCAAATCAATTTGGCGGTTCATTTTATGGAAATGCTGCAACGCCTTCAGGAATCCTAAAACACCCAGGAAAACTTTCTAAAGAAGCTGCTGACAGATTAAAATCAAGCTGGAACAATAATTATGGTAATGGACCGGCTAATTCTCACAGAACAGCAATCTTAGAAGAAGGGATGGAGTTTAAGCCCATTTCAATGAGTCCTCAAGACGCTGACTTTTTAAATACTAGAAAATTTCAAATTTCAGAAATTGCCAGGTTATTTAGAGTTCCCCCTCATATGATTCAAGATTTAGACCGTGCAACATATTCAAATATTGAACAACAGTCAATTGATTTTGTTATGCATACTTTAAGACCATACCTTGTTAATTTAGAAGAAGAAATGAATCGAAAATTATTTAGAGACAATGAGCAAGATTCATATTATATTAAATTCAATGTAGGGGGATTATTAAGAGGTGATTCAGAAGCTCGTTCAAAATATTATAGAGAAATGTCTTCAATTGGCGTTTTATCAATTAATGAAATAAGAAGATTAGAAGAATTGAATGATATAGGCGAAGCTGGAGACACCCATTATTATCCAATGAATTTTGCACCAATAACAAATGGCGGTAAATAAAGAAATAGAAAAAGGACTTAAAAGGAAAGTCAAAGAACATAACGCAGAGGTCAAAGATTTAAATTTAGACTGGAATGCTAAGGTTAATTATAAAATGCTCTTAGAAGTCTTTGAAAGAGGCCTGGGGGCATATAAAAGCAATCCGGAATCAGTTAGGCCAAACGTT